CATCTGTACCTAGGCACCATGAACCCTGCTCAGATTTATGTGCAAGCATCAGCAGCTGTGGTAGCTCTATCCTTGGTGCAGGTTAAGAACATTCCGGGTATCATAGCCAACGCTGCTAAGTTTGGCTTTTTAGATAACATACGGAACCTAGCTACTATGAATAAGACTGTAGCGCTACTGGTTAAGAAAGCACAGATAACAGCCTTTGATGGGGAGATGTATAAGGCATGGAGGCGCAGCGGTCTGTACGACTCAGTACGCAGTAATGCGGATATGAACTACATGTCCAATACTGGCTTAGGCATAACTAATGATGTTATCCGTAAGGGTGGCAACGCTAGCTTGATATTCTATCGAGCAGGGGAGTTAACCAATAGACGTATCAGCTTTATAGCAGCACACAGTAGATTAGTTAAAGGTGGCAGCACTAAAGAACTTAGTAATGCACAGTTAATTGATGTAACACGAGAAGCTAACAAGACTATGCTTGAGCTTAACGCAGCTAACAAAGCTTGGTGGCAGGGTGGAGCAGGAACAAGTGCACCACAACGTGTGGCATCTCTGGCTACGCAGTTCATGCAAGTGTTAGCTAAGACTGGTGAACTAGCTGTCAAGGGGGAAGCTCGTGGTGGTTTTAGTGCTAGGCAGAAGGCTCGTATAGCCACAGGGCAGTTGCTACTGTTTGGTGGTGCAGGTGTACCTCTAATCAACATAGTAGCTCCTGCCATGATGGATTGGTTGGACATAAAGGATGAAGACGGTAGTATAGCTAACGGTATCAACCAAGGTGCTACTGGTGTAGTAGTCAGAGAGATGTTCGCATCTGATGTGGATGTATCCAACAGAGCAGCACTGTTCAGCAGTGTAGCTGAGACTATAACTGACATCTTTACTGGGCGTGACCCACTGTGGATGAGAATGCTGTCCATTACAGGCACAACAGGACAACGAGTAACTGAAGTGTCAGGTGAAGTAATAGATATACTGAGAGGACAGACATTTACTAAGCTGCAAGAACTTTCCCCGTTGTTACTGCATGACCGTAGTGGTGAGACTGACATGGACGAGCCTACAATGCTTGAGACTGCAAGAGACATTGCCTTATCACTTGGCAAGATATCATCTACTGGACGTAATGTACTCAAGGCATGGATGCTACACAAGCATGGCAAGATACTCGACCGTAGAGGCAGAGTAACCATGGATGACTCTAAAGAAGGCTTTACCTCAGGGGATAAGTTAGGAGTAGCCATGGGCTTTAGGCTAAACCGAGAAACTAGGCTTGACATAACACTGCAGACAGTTAAAGACATAGATGAGTTGGTTCAAGACAGTGCACAGGTTATAATAGCAGCATACCATCGCTATGTGTACACTCATGACATGAACCCTAAGTATGCAGCATCAGTTAGTAACACAGCACAGCTGATACATGAGACAGTGGACAATCCCATACTAGTGGAGCGTATAACTGACAAGGTACAGCGAGCTATATTTGACGAGCCGCAGACAAGAGAGGAACGTGCGCTTAAGCAGTTCTATGATACGTTAGTGCCAGAGCTAGTGACTGAAGCTGTCATGATAGACACAAGCGTTAACCTAGGTAATGTACTAAACAAACAAGCTATCGTTAAACCATTCCAACGTAGGCTAGAGGAGAACAAATAATGGCAAAGGCACCATTCGCCACAAGTGGCAATCAAGCAGACATAGCACAGGTGTCCCTGAAAGGGGGCAGCACCTCTGGTGTTGGCGCTATAGCTGACGCAGTAGTCAATGTAGCTAACATAGCTATACCCCTGATTACCCAAGCAAGAGAAGACAACATCACTGAAGATGTGGAAGGCAAGATTAAGTCCGTGAAGTTAGCCTTGGAAGTGCACAACACTCCATCCCTAGCTGACTCGGAGTTTAGTGAAGAGGCATTAGCTAACCCTAATGTACGCTTAGCACTAGATGACTTCTTTGGCATACAGCAGGCTGTCAAGAAGAACAAATTACCACAGCAGTTTGCATTGGAGCGCTTAGAGATTATCCAGAACAATGCTATCCGTAATGCTCCTGAGTTTGAAGCAGAGATACGTGCAGCAATGCGTGATGCTACTGGACAAGACCCTCAGAAGAGGTTGATGACACAGTTGCTTAGCACTACAGGCAGTCAGTCAGCACAGCAGAAAGCTGATGAACGTGACCAGATAGAGGCTATCCGTAACAATACCACAGTAGAGAACATCCGAGCGCTTAATGCCTCCCGTATGGTTAACGAGGTAGAGGAGCAGAAGTACGACCTAGCAGCTAAGAGGGGCACATATGGCCTTAACATCATGGCTAAGGACGTTACCAACAGAGGTGCTATCCTAATTACTGACATCATGCAGGGGGTACATCAGACCATCGTTGCAGGTGGTTCCTTTGGTGTCAATGAGAAGCGTGAGCTGATACAGCAGGTTAATGCATCGTTCGCAGCATCAACGTCTAACATTATGACCCGTGTATCTGGACTGAGTGTATCAGGTACAGCAGTACAGGCTGAATTAGCCCCATTGAATACACTGCGTAACACAGTGGTACAGATGATTGAAGATAACACACTGGAGACTGTGCTTAAGCAGTACAACAGCGTGATTATAGACAGCTCTATCAACAGCATACTATCTAACCCTGACATGGTGATGGCTTATGCCATTGGTGGTAGTCGGGGCTTCATCGACATGATGAACTGGATACAGAAAACTGGTGGTACTGAGCAAGGCAAGGCATTAGTAGCCCGTATGAACGAGGGTGCTAAGATAGGCTTTGATTTGATGGACATGGCTAAGCAGACAGCGCTGATAGGCAGTGGTAATAAGCCTAAGACTGACCAAGAGACGCAGACTCGCCAGATAGCAGCAGGGTTGCTGATGACAGCTCCCGGAGTTGATGATGAGAAGCGTATACTAGCCTTAACAGAGCTTAAAGAAGTTTCTACCCCTGAACACGTATGGAGTAGCTTCGGCAGTAAGCGAGCTATGGAAGCAGTAGCCTCTAGTACGCAGCTTAAGGCTGCATTCGTTAACATGCAAGTGCATAACACTGCAGGACTGAGCCAAGAGCTACTACAGTTAGCATCACGACCTGAACTACCACTAGAAAGATTGGAGCTGAACGCAGAAGGACAGCTACAGCTTAAGAAGGCAGAGGGATTTGGTACAGTAGGCAGAGATGCCCGACTAGCAGAGGGAGAAGTGCAGTTGTTCATGAGCAGATTCAACAGGTCTACCCGTATAGGTGCACAGTACAGTGGCCTAGGTATAGGCAAGTATGAAGGGGCAGCTAAGTTTTGGGAGACAGTGAAGAGTGCAGCAGCTAAAGCGCAAGTCAAGCCTACTAAGGCAGCTGAGAGAGAAGTTGTTTTTGGTGCTAATGGCGAGCTTATCTTCCGTCTGGATGGTGAGTAACATGGCAACACAAGAACCAACAACCATTGTAACACCCGGAGAACGGAGTGTTGAGATACCAGAGCAGCAGTTAGAGGTAGATAACGAGTTACAAACTCCGATAGTGTTCGGTAGTAGTGGCACTCCACAACGTATAGCATTTGAGGGGCAGAATTATAGCTTCCCTGCAGAGGCAACAGATGAGCAAGTGTTAGGCTTCTTTAAGTCCCTACCCTCGGAAGAGGAGGTGCTTAACGAGGAGCCGCCAGAGCCACTTAGAGAGCAAGCAGTAATTAAGAAGGATGAAGGGGTTAAGAAGGATAAAGATGACAACCATGTCTCATACAGGGACACTGAGAAGCATCTGACAGGGGGTAGAGGACATCTACTTACCAAAGATGAGCGTAAGTTATACCCTAAGGGCACAATCATACCAGATGAAGTGGTTGATGCTTGGTTTAAAGAGGACATGGAAGAGGCAGATGCCACACTGACACGTATCCTTGAGAAGAAGGCAGTACACGTACCAGATGAGGTGTATGACATCCTCCTGAACATGAGCTTTAACTTAGGGCAGAAGAGTCTGCTAACATTCAAGAAGATGTGGGCAGCAATTGAAGTGGAAGACTGGGCAACAGCCGCAGTTGAAATGGAGGACAGCAAATGGTTCAAGCAAGTGAAGAACAGAGCAGTAAGACTGGTAAGCAGAATGGCTTCACTGGGGTCTAAGGCTCCTGAAGAACAGACAGCCATGGCACCTGCTAAAGGTGGACTATTCGAAGATGAGAATGGTACACTGTTCAGAGTAGATGACCAAGGCAATAAGACAGAGGTATAGCATGGCACTTAAAAGAGTAGAACCCGGACAAGTGCTAGAGAAGCTGATTGAAAAGCTTAACATGGCACCTGTGTTGGTTGAGCCAGTAGTAGGCAAACAAGGTAAGCCCGGTAAGGACGGTATAACCACCGTTATAACAGAGCAAGTGTCAGTACCTAGTGAACCCGGTAAGCCGGGGCTAGATGGCACAGCACCAGAGCACGAGGTACGTAATGGTGAGGTACGATTCAAGAATCCCGATGGTACATGGGGTAAGTGGATTGAAGTACAGCCTAGCAGTAGTGGAGGGGGCTTAGCAGCAGCCGTAAACTATGTTAAAATAGAACAAGCACGATACCTAGTGAATAGAGGCTCCCTCATAGAGGGGCACAACATCTTTGGGATAGACTTTCCCGGAGCTGTAGAGATTATACTGCCGCAAGGCATAAGCAAGAACATACTGATGACTTTCAAAGATGAGAGCAACAGTGCAGGCATAAACAATATAACCATTACAACGGAGAACCCATAATGGCCAACGCAATATACGGCATCAGTCGTAAAGCTTTTTTAGATGGCGGCATCGACTTATTAAGTGATGACATCAGAACAATATTAATAGATGCAGCTGACTATACCGTGAGTATAGACACTGATGACTTCCTAGCTGACATCCCTGCAGGTGCAAGGGTAGCAGTGTCAGGTGCATTGACTTCAAAGACCACCACACTAGGTGTATTTGATGCAGCCGATATAACTTTTAGTTCGGTAACAGGTGATGTGTCCGAAGCTTTGGTTATATACCAACATACAGGTGTGGATGCAACAAGTGAGCTGATTGCTTACATTGACACAGGTGTTACAGGCTTACCAGTTACCCCGAATGGTGGTGATATTACCGTTACATGGGATAGTGGCTCAGACAAAATCTTCAAGATATAGGAGCCTGACATGGCATCATATAAAGACATTAGAAACCTATTCACCGATGGTGACTTA